CAGTATGATAATGCTGTTCAGACAGGTGCTACTGCAGGTTTGGGTACTCCAGGATTCACGCAAGTACGCGGTACAAACGCTTTAGGTTCTTAATAATAAACCCACTTCGGTGGGTTTTATTATAGGTATTCATAATATGCGTAGTTTATTTTTTTAATAAATATTGTTATGGCCTTTACTGCAAACAACAATCTAACTAGCAACACTACAACCAATCTACGTGACTGGCAACATGCCGCCAGGATGTTTTCTGATAATCAGTTTAGGCTGGCACCTAAATTTGACTTTCAGTTCCATGTAGCGTTCAGTATTAACAAAGCCGCATTGAAAAATGCCGAACTTGCGCAACGATACTCTAACGAAATTAATATGTTGGTTAAGAATGTAACATTACCTAAATTTACAGTTACTCTTGATTCTGCTAATCAGTACAATAGAAAAAAGAATATACAAACCCACATCAATGCTGAAGACGTTACCATTGCATTTCACGACGACAACATGGGGTTGATTAATCAACTATGGCAGAATTATTACACGTATTATTATGCCGACCCAACCAGTGCAACACAAGCAGGCGCTTACAATAGAAACGCCACTCGAAGCAGTAATTTTATTACCACACCGTATGGCTTAGATAATAAAAGTACAAACCCCTTTTTTAATTATATTACAATTTATCAGATGGCTCGACATGAGTATATCAGTATTAAATTAATCAACCCCATAATCAAAACTTGGAATGGCAACAATTTAGATTATGCTAAATCTACTACACATGATTTTACCATGCAACTTGCCTACGAAACTGTAACGTATGGCAATGGTGTAGTTTCAGCCGGAGCACCCGAAGGATTTGGTATAGAACATTATGATGTGAATCCGTCACCGCTACAGGGTATTAATCCCGACCCTACTACTATACATCCAAGTTTTGTTGATAATCTAAATTCGACTAGTGTAGCAGTGTCGACCCTTAATAATGCAATCAATAGCGTAAATAGGTATCAGAACTCAAAAGTTCCTCCCCAGGCTGGCACTGTCGGTTTGTCAAGAGGGGTCTTACCGCAAACTATAGGCGGAGTACCGGGTGTAGTGTTTCCGGTGGCAAATAATGCTACGAATACAACAGTAGCTACACCTACAAAACTAGGAGCATAATATGAGTATCATTACAAACCTTCCTACAAAAGAAAATACAAATGTTCAAGATGTAAAAACATTTTTTGACAACTATTTTGTTGCACCAGTTAGTTTCCCAGCAAATGAAATTGACAGCACGGTTGCATTTTTTACTAAAAGAGGTTTTGATCATTCCAGTGCCGCCAGTACAACTATTGTATTATTGAATCAAGCAAGAATCGACGGAGTATCAGTATTCCAATTACTAGATATGTTGAAATCTCTTACTGATGTACAACTAGGGCAGGTAGTAGCTCAAATTTTAAATGGGTATAGAGAAAAAACAAGCATCTTAGGCTATAAAGTATCAACTGTTGAAAATAGTTACGAAGCACGTAATATTCTAATCTAACATGGCTAAATTTGCTCGAGGTAAATTCGTCATGCGCCATCCCGAGAAGTATGTTGGAACAAAAATTCCAACATATCGAAGTTCATGGGAGTGGACATTTATGCGATTTTGTGATGAAAACGATCGAGTACATAAATGGGCTAGCGAAGCAATCCAGATACCATATCGCGATCCGTTAACTGGTAAACAAACGGTGTATGTCCCCGATTTCTTTATCCAGTACCTAGATAAACACAACAAATTAATAGTTGAACTAGTTGAGATAAAACCAGCTAGTCAAACTATATTAGAGCGTGTGGGTAAAAACAAGTATAATCAAGCACAATTTGTTAAAAATCAAGCCAAATGGGCCAGTGCTAATATTTGGTGCAGACAGCAAGGTATTAGATTCCGTATACTTAATGAAAATGATATATTCACTCAAACATAAGCATAAGTAGTGTTATGACCAAGAAACTTGAAGAATTACTAAATCTTCCTTCTAGCAAAGAAGTTATCAAGCAAGAAGAAAAAAAGAAGAAAAAAGAAATGGTTGCTCAAGCACAACCGTTATTGCGCGATATCAGTGAATTTGATAAAATCGCCGCTGCCTTACCAGCTGTTAAAGGACTAGGGGATTTAGCAGATTCTGAGCTAGACGAGTTGGCTAAAAAAGCTGTAGATGCCTACGATGACATCATGGATCTAGGTATGAATGTTGAAGCTAGATATAGTGGTCGTTTGTTCGAAGTAGCCGCTAGTATGCTAGGCAATGCTATTACAGCTAAAACTGCCAAATTAGATAAAAAGCTAAAAATGATTGATTTACAGCTTAAGAAACAAAAATTAGATCAAGAAGCGGCTGGTGTAGATGACAGTGTTAACATACACGGAGACGGGGTTATTATTACTGATCGTAATAGCTTGTTGGAAAAATTGAAGAATTTAAAATAAATACTACATCAGGAATTCACTATGAAATCATTTAAACAATACCTAACAGAAAATCAAAAACGCTACGAATTTAAGATTAAACTTGCCTGCGACTGCCCAAAAGATTGCGCTAGCAAAATCAAAGGCGCTCTTGCAGAGTTTGGTGTGCAATCTGTATCAAGCGGAAAATCCTCACCGATCCAAGCAACACATATTGAATTTCCAGAACACAAGAATATTTCAGTAACAGTGTTTGACGCTGTTACTAGTTATCCTACAACTAGCAAACAAGTACTTTCAAAAGTAGCACACTTATTAAATATTCCGCAAGGTGATGTTCGAGTTCACAACGAGCATGAGCAAGCAGAAATTGATCTTAACCATGAAAACGATGAACCAACAGGCGAAGCAGTTGTCGGCACTGATTACGAAAAAGTAAATCATCAAGACCTAGTTGGAGAAAAACGAAAGTTTAGTTTACTAAAAGATCTAAGCAAGGCAAAGCATCTTCCTGAGCAGTACAAAGGTATTAATGATCCGTTGTTTCCCAAAGCAAAGAAATCTAAAGAACAGCCTGAACAATCAACAGTAACAGAAAAACAAGGAATGACAAGTCCTGTAGGTACTAAAAAAGTTAAACTAACCCCATACGCTGACAGCGTACATAACAGCTTAAATGTCGCTGCCAAAGCAAAAGGAAAAGTAAAATGAATTTCACTGAATTATATACAAAGATACGTGCCATAGACGAGAACTTAACAGTTCATCCAAATCCATCAGGTGCAAGCAGTCCAGAAGAAGCTAAACGCTTAGGTGCGATGGAGCCACAACAACCACCAGTTGCTCCTAAGAACACTGACACTCCGCCTACTGAGGAAAGCATGATCAGTTTAGGCGGCCCAATGCCAAGCGGTATGATGGGTATGCCGCACAAGCAAGAAGATTCAGTTACTATGAATGTCAGCATGAATGGTAGCGGTGCTGGCGGTATCAAAGACCTAATGGACATCATTAGAAGTATTGAAGCAGGTGACCAACACCATGATGCAGTGGTCAGTGCTCCGCATCCTATAGACGGTGAGTTTGACATCGAGTTAGACGAACAGCACGGCGATAAAATTGATGCTGACAAGAATGACCGAGTACGAAATAGACCCCATCGTGTTACCTATGGTGTTGATGCTATTACTAAACACGGTACTGACATGCACAGCAAGGGCGATGTAAAAAGACTGAAAGTAAACGGCGGCGAGAACCCACTACAAGAAGCATTAGTTAGTCGCCTAGACGAATTATATCAAGAAGTTAAAAACAGATAAAGGTTAAATTTGCCAAATAGACCCTCCGGGGTCTATTTTTTTGATTAAATAAACATATGGCAAAATCACTAGACGGCGTCTTAACCAAAAAAGCGCACACCAAAGAATCATTTACTGAAGAACAAGTTCAGCACTTATTAGCCTGCTCAGATCCTACTACAGGGTATCTGCACTTTGCTAAAACCTTCTTTTATATTCAGCATCCTGTTAAAGGCAAGATGCTGTTTCAGCCGTATGACTATCAAGTAGGGTTATTAAATTCTTATCACGATTATCGATTCAACATAAACATGTTGCCACGACAAAGTGGTAAAACAACTTGTGCATCAGCATACTTGTTGTGGTATGCCATGTTTCATCCGGATCAAACTATCCTAGTGGCCGCGCACAAATATACAGGCTCACAAGAAATCATGCAACGTATTCGCTATGGATACGAACTATGCCCAGACTACATACGTGCAGGTGTGGTTAACTATAACAAAGGGAGTATTGAATTTGAGAACGGATCAAGAATTGTTTCAGCTACTACTACTGGTAACACCGGTCGTGGTATGTCCATATCCTTACTATATTGCGATGAGTTTGCTTTCGTACAACCTAACATTGCTGAAGAATTTTGGACTTCAATATCGCCAACACTAGCAACTGGTGGACGAGCAATTATCACTTCAACTCCTAATAGTGACGAAGATACGTTTGCTATTATTTGGAAAGAAAGCAAAGATCTTTTTGATGAGTTCGGCAACGAAAATCAAGAAGGTATAGGACGCAACGGATTCCACGGATTCCGTGCTGAATGGCACGAACATCCGGATCGTGATGAAGAATGGAAGCGAACTGAGATGGGTCGTATTGGTGAAGAACGTTTCCGTCGTGAGTACGGTTGCGAGTTTTTAGTATTTGACGAAACACTAATTAACAGTATTAAACTTGCAGAACTTGTGGGTAAAGAACCAGCATTCCGTATGGGGCAAGTGCGCTGGTA